CTAATAATGTACCAGCAACTAATACTGCACCAGCAACTAATAATGTACCAGTAACTAATACTGCACCAGCAACTAATAATGTACCAGTAACTAATACTGCATCTAGTACTACTGTACCAGGGACTTCGTCAGCACCAGCATCTGCACCTAGTACTACTGTACCAGGGACTTCGTCAGCGTCAACACCAGCATCATCTGGTACTTTGTCAGCACCAGTAGCATCATCTGGTTCAGGATCACAAATAGAAATATTAAAATCAGATATTAATAATATTATAGAAGTTCCATCAAAATGTAATAATAATCAAATATTTAAAAATAATAATTGTTATACTCCATCAGGTAATTTAATAGGTCCTTCATTTTGTGACGGTAATTATATTAAAATTGGTGGAATGTGTAGATCTAATATAAATACAAATGCTAATACTAATAATAATACTAATAATTCTAAAATAATATTAAGTAATCCTTTAATTTTAGATAAAAATATATCAAATTATTTTGGAATATATAATATGCCAAAATCATATTTTGAACCTGTTTATGGTTATCCATTATATTATTGGGAAGGGGTACAACAAATAGATAATAAATTAGATGTAATAAATCGATTAACATTATCCGATAATGTTAATATTGATAATTCAAAATATAATAATATATTTAATAAACGGTATTTAATAATTATTAATAACACATCAATTACAAATAACATTCCAACAAATTATGCAACATTTAGATTACCTATAGATCCAAATACTCATAATAGTATATTTATTCAAACTATAACTAGAGCGAGATGGAATAATATAAATATGTGTATATGTGATCCAAATACAAAAAAACCAATTAAAAAAATAATAACAACATCAAATACTTTTAATAATGTACAAAATAATGGCAACTCGTCATTTCTAGGACCATATAATAACAATGCAATTCAAGGATTTTATGAATGGTTATCTTTTGGTATTTCTAAAACATTAATAAATAATTATAAAACAATAAACAATGAAATTTATGTATCAATAAATTGTGGTAAAGAAAGTTTAGAAAATATTATATTATCTGGTATAGCAGTATGTCAAAATCCATACGGTATAACAACAATACCAGCAATAAATTTATTTTGGGGTAATAATGGAGTACAACAACAAATAGATAATATTTGGACTGAAAAAGGTATTAAATATAATAATGTTATATTAGAAGAATCATGTGTTGAAATTTTACCAAATGATGTTTTTAAAATTAAATTACCAGTATTATCAAATAATAAAGGATTAATTATTGGTTTTATTTTAAATAATAATTTATGGTATGATGGAAATATTCAAATATATTTACTAGATAATAAATATTACGAATTATCACCTCTAATTATAGGTAGATATGGTACTGCAAATTTAGCCCGCGGAGTATATAGATATCCTAAAGGATTTTATATACCAAATGTAACTAATTATGTTAAAATAGATGAAAATGGTATGTCATATATTGATATTATAATTGATAACTCAAAAGATATTAATTCAACAAGTATTCGAGGAATTTATACTGAATTAGCAGAACCAGAATAATTTTTTACATAATTACACAAATAATTGTAATACATAATAAATTTATTATGTATATTAATTAAATGAATTTCTTATTACAATTATTTGTTTTTCTTGTTTTTGTTCTTTTTCTTTGATTTGAATTGTATCAATTGTACTCTCAAAATTATCTTTTTTTTTTTATTTTAATTTTTTTCTGCATATTAATCTCATTGTAATCTCTCAATGTTTCAAAAAATTTAAATTTTTGGTAAAATTTTGTAATCCTATACGTATTTGCATTTATATCTACAACAAGATTAATTATTTCTATGTCACGTTTTTGTAGGTGATTAATAATATATGCCATTAATAGAGTTCCATAACCATATTGTGTAGGATTAGCACAGAATTTAGAAACGTATGTTACATTATTTTCATCAATGTGTATAACAGCACAACAAACATCTGTACCATTAAAAATACTTGTATCATTATCAATACTTCCAATTACAATTGATTTATCATAACCATTGCAACTATCACAATCGCAACCTATAAAACGATTACCACCTAAAATATCGAGCAGTGTAGCAGTTTTGTTAAAACCAACTACCCATATATCATTTGCTCTTCCTATCATATTTGCAAATTGATATTCAGTATCTTTACTATTATCAATCCACTTAAATGTTATTTTTGTGCGATCAGATGGCATGTTTGATATAGATAAGTATCTACGTCAATATAAATTAAATAATATAACAATAATGTTTTTAATAATAAAAAAATTCAATTTTTTTACATAATTCTATCCAATGTTTGATCATAAAGAAAAATATAAAGAATAGATAGAATTATGTATCTGACGTTTTGACGTTCTGACCATTCTGAATTCAAAACGTGTATCATACTCAAATACTGAGTGGTCTTCATTGTCCGAATCTTCTGTCTCAAATCCAAATTGAGAATAAAAGTTGACTAATCTATCTGAATTGTCATTCTCATTGTCAATATTAATATTGACCTTTTTAACTTTGAGATGATTTATAATATATTTCATCAGTGAAGTTCCATAACCATTGTTTTGAGGGTAGGAAGCTATGCTAGTAATCAGTGCTTGTTCTTTCTTTCTTAAGATGATTACTTTTCCCCAAACATTGATTTGTTGTCCTTCATTGTTATAATCTACAATAGCACAGAAAACCGGTTTTCCATCGCTGGTACATCCAATAATTACTGCATCACCAGGATAATCATTGACATATGTTTTATTGAATGCGCGTGACCATACAGTATTGGCTTTTGTAAAAGCCTCTTTAAATTTTGTTTTTTAGTGTCTACATACCAACTTGAAAATAATTTTCGACTTGGTCTGATTAACTATGGTGAATGCCAGGGTGACGACAAATACTGCAATGATGAATGCCAGGGAGTCGGCAAATGCTCCTATGGCAAATGCCAGTGCGATGACCGCGAAAGCTGTTGTCTGTCTCGTACAGGCAGGAGAAAACATGATTGTCTCTTTAATAGTAAAAAATCATTGGGGAATTACATAAAAAAAATTGAATATTTTTTTTATATAATTACACTAATAATTATATAAATCAATATTATTATAAAATTAACGCCATTATATATTCAATATATGGATTATATTCAAATATGCTATAGAAATCATTTTGTTTGAGGAATCCAAATTTGTAATAAAAATTTATTAATCTATCTGAATTTTCATCGATATCAATATTAAGATTAATCTTATTAATCTTAATAATTTTTAAACAGATTAATATAAAAAAATATTGATTTTAGATGCTTGTAGATGTCATTCTGAATTCAATACTTGTATCATACTCAAATACTGAATGTTCTTCGTTGTCCGAATCTTCTTTAATGAATCCAAATTTAGAATAAAACTTGATTAATCTATCTGAATTATCATCAATGTCAATATTAAGATTAATCTTATTAATCTTAATATTTTTGAAATGATTTTTAATATATTCCATCAATAAAGTTCCATAACCATTGTTTTTAGGGTTAGAAGCTACACAAGAAATAAGTGCGACGGGATTGTTATATTGTACAATAACACTGCAAACTGGTGTTCCATCAATACATCCAATAACTACTGCATCGCCAGGACATTGGCCATAATTATATTTATTACCAAATGCTTCTAACCATACTTCATTAGCTTTTGCAACTGTATCTTCAAATAATTCTCTATCTTCATATTTATCTTTAATAGTAAATTCAATCTTCGTGTTGGTCATGGTCATTACAAGTTGTAAAATAATATAATAATGATGTTTTTTATAATAAAAAAATTCAATTTTTTTTACATAATTCTATCCATTCTTTATATTTTTCTTTAGGATCAAATATTGGTCCTGGATGTAAAACATTACCTTTCCAATTATATATTTCTTTATTTGTTATATTTTTAAGATGTGGTAGCCATTTTTTAATATATTTACATTCTGGATCCCATTTGCGTATCATTTTATTAGATATATCCATTGGTCTTCCAGATAAAGGAGCACCTTTACTAGAATATTTTTTACCAGGGAAATCTAATTCGGTAATCCAAGCATGATTTTTAGCATTTTGCGAAGGACCGATGGCATCAAGTAATAATTTAGAAAATCCAACTTGACTACCATATTTTGGATGAAAAGGATTAATTAAAAGATATTTAGTCCAAAAAACACCTAAAATCATTCTTAATCTATTGTGTAAAAAACCAGATATTTTCATTTGATTCATACCAGCATCGATTAATAAAAAACCAGTTTTACTTTCCATCATAGTTTTCCAATAATTAGACGATTTACTGTTTTTCCAATTTAATAAATCGTATCTTTCATCAATATGTCTTTTAAAATCATTTCCATGTGGTGTATATTTAACAATTGTTAAAAAAAAATCTCTCCAATACAATTGTTTAAGCAATATTGAATTTTTTCCAAGAGTATCAAAAACAGCTTCATACATTTCTCTAATACTTATACAACCAAAATTCAAAGCCGCAGAAATATTAGTAGTTTCGTAATCTAAATTATCTCTCATATTATTATAATCATTAAAATTGTCTAATTTTGTTAATTTTTTTAATGCTTCAGATCTTCCTCCATTCTGAGCAATAAAATTATTTTTATTATAAAATACTTGTAATTTTTCATTAAATACATTTTTTAATTTAAAATTTTTAGATATATAGTTATTATAAATATTTTTGTTACTTTTAGTAACTTTTGTTTTTACAGCGTTTTTATAAAATGCTCCGTATTGTTTAAATGCATTGCCATCTTTTTTTAATAATTTTTCAAATGGTATTAATGTGTAATCAGTGAAGGTTTCTAATATTTCAGCATTATATTTATTACATATATTTTTAATTTTTTCATCTCTATTTAATGAATACTTAGAGAAGTCCGCATTCCAACCTACAATAATTTTATAACTATATAGTTGTTTTAACAAATTTTCTAATATTTCTTCTGGATAACCTGTAAAATAAAATAATTTAGATTTTTTATTATTTAATTGTTGATTTAAATCATTTAAACTTTCGCACATAAATTGTACTGCATTATTAGAAAAATAATTTTCATTATGATCAGATTTAATTATTTGATTTTTATCAAGAAAAAATACAGGTATAATTTTATCACATTTTTTACATAAATTTATTAATCCATGATTATCATCTAATCGTAAATCACGTCTAAATATATATATTCCATAAATCATTTTTATACTATAATAAATATATATTTATATTATTTATTATATTATTGACATCTTTAGGTGATAATAAAAAAATTGAATACAATATATATTAATAAGTAAATATAATAATATGAATACTAAAATATGTTTGATCTACATCTACATAAAATTAAAAATTATTTAAATTCTAATACTAAAAAAACAGATATAATTCCTATTATTAAAAAATATTGTAATAATCGTAGACACATATTAAAAAGAATATTGTTAAAATTTACATCTAGTAGTGATATAAATATTGATGAAGATATAAAAAAAATATATCTTCAATATAAACGTAATCATCGTAGTAATTATGGACAATTTATTACTAAATTATTAAAAATAATAGATGATGAACAAATGAATGATACGTATATGGAAGACATAGACGTAGACGTAGACGTAGACGTAGACGTAGACATAAAAATAAAAAAACAAATATCTAAAACTAATAAAATAATTATTACCCCGATAATTGTAGCAACCTAACAATTATAAATCATCCATCTTCTCAATGTATACATATAATTTAATATTAATTAGTTAAAGTTATAATTCAAATAAAACTCTAATATAAAAAATAAATATCGTTTGGTTTTTTAATATATTATTATTTTTTTATAAAAATAATATATATTATATTTTTTTAATTTTAATGTCTCATAAATTACTAATGGATGCGCTTATCAATTAATTTGAAAATGATTAGTAAAAAACAATATTATTCGTGCAAATATTTTGATTTAAGTATTATGATTATATTTGTATGATAGAAGTATTAAGATAAAAAAAGTTAGCATTAAATACTAATAAATTATTTTTATTATATTATTGACATCTTTAGGTGATAATAATACAGCCAATTTTTTAATATATTGTATTAATTCTGTATTATCATTACATACAATGCATACTGAATTGTGATCATTAAGCATTTCATTAAAGAAATTTTTAGCAAACTTTTTATACCATAAATGTAATAAATTATAATGAATACTAATTAAATTATTAGTAGATAAATTTTTAAGAGAATTTATAGAATCTTTAATTTTTCCATATTGTTTAATTTCTTTTAGAAGAGCAATATGAGGAATATGAATATATTTACAACATTCCATAAAAATATCATTTGGTAATAAATCAATTAATTGTGTTCTAGATAATTTAACATTTGACATATTAAGTTAATAATTATATTTGCTTAAATAAAAAAATTGATAAAAATATTAATTTAAAAATACAAAAATACTATTAATATTAAATGACAAGTAAATTAAGATTAATATTTATATTGCTATTATTTTTTAGCAATATTAAACAATCATTAGAGAAAACTATTAAATTACGTTTGTATCGTACTGATATAACATATTTTTTTAATAATAAAATTTTAAAAAATTATGAAAACAATATAATTGAATCTAAATTTAATTATATTAAATATAAAGATATAATTATAATTTGCAAAATAAATAAGTAAAATGATTTAGCATTTAAAATTTAATCCAATCTATAATGTTTTTAATTTCAGTTTTATAATTATCTTTTTTTTTACCAGTATATTCAAGCATTACATTAATTATATAATTTAATTTTTCTTTTAATTCATCATTTATTTCTAAATTTTTTTTTATATTAGTTACCATTTCAGTTTTTCGTTTAATTAACTCTACAGATATTGTTATATCTATTAATATTTCAGGATTATCAACTAAAATATGCATATATTCATTATTAAAAGTATCATATACTACCTTTATCGTATAAGTATTTTTTACCATAATAAAATATTTATAGTTACTTTCTAAAGATAAAGATTTTTCTTCAGTCCAATCTTTTAATTTTTCTTGTTCTTGTTCTTTTTTACGTTCTTGTTCTTTTTTACGTTCTTTTTCTGATTCCTCAAATTGTATTTTTGTATTTTGTATATATTCATTGCCTTCAGGAGATAATAATTTTATTGGTCCATTTTCAGACATAATATATAATTTATCAGTGCTTATTGGAAAATCTATAGTAGTTTCCCACATATCTTCTTTTATTGTTATATCTTCTAATTGTTTAAACTCCTTAACTTTTATTGCTAATATTAATGGTGGATATCTTAAGGCATCGTTTAATATATTATAAAAATTACGCATATCATCTAATAATTTATTAGATTCTTTTATATTAACTAAATATTCTCTTAATGCATATGTAAAATATGTCGGACCTTCTCCTATTTTTCGTGCTCCTCCAGCATATTCTTTAGCTATTTCTAATTTTGGTGTGAAACTTATTTGATAATTATTTGTAGCATTTCTTTCAATAAAACCAGGTACATAAGCTAATGCTTTTCTATTATTTGTTTCTGCTGAAATATATGGCCAAAATTTATTTATTTTATTAAATAATTCATCTGGATATTTACCTTGTAATCCATTTTTAATAAAATAATCAATATAAAAAAATGATGTACCGTGATATAAATATTCTACATTACCACTAGATTGTTGTATTAAAATAAAATATTCATTAATAAGATTACTTAAATTTTGTATTAAATTATTTGACATATTTATATATAATATATTATATTAAATATAAAGATATAATTACAATTTGTAAAAATCATAAATAAATAATTTAATAAATTTATAATATACTATTGTTATTTATATATGTTTTTATATTTAAATTACTAAAAAAAGTTGTTAATATTTTAATTAATAAAATATTATCTTTACTATCGTTAAATAATGTTTTATATATATTAATAAATTTTATAAAATAGTTAGTTTTTGTAATAAAACTAGTAAAATCATTAATTGTTTGTTTATTTAAATGTAATATATTTAAATATTTTGATAATAAATTATTATCATAATTATATGTATTAGTATTAAAAACAACTAATTCATAATTGTTAATATATTTAATAATATTAATATTGTTTACATCATTGAATAATAATATTCCTATATTTTCTTTATTAATCCATAAAAATGTATTATTAATTAAAAAATCATATATATCAAAATAATTATTAATTTTAACTAAAAAAATTAATTTATTATTAATATATTTTGTAATATTGTCATTATTATAATAAAATAAAAATAGAACAATATTAAATTTTTTATTTAAATTGTACATACTAATACTCTGTATTTGATTATTAAATAAATCTCTATTAGTTTTAATAAATATAGCTTCATAAGGATGTAAAGTTCTATTAAAATAAGCATTATTATAATTCATTTCACCTTTCTTAGATGTAGGATTAAAATCAACATTTAAAGTTCTATAATCAATATTTTGATATTCAGGAAGTATACAAGATATATTCCAATTATTTTTTAATACATGATAGCTCATACCAATTTCTTTTAATATAATTAATTTTAAAAAATTATTTTCAGTAAATAAATCAAAAATACCTTTATTAATTAAAAATTTTAAACATTCTAAATCAGTTGCAAATATTTGTGATTGTACATGTGGATAATATTTTTTTTTCTCATATGGAATATCAAGATTATTAAAATCTAAATCTTCTGTTAAATTAATAGTCGAACCAACTAATTTAACATCATTTTTTAATAAATTTTTAAAAGGTTCAGTCCATGATAATTTAATATAATTAGGTAAAAAAGGTCCTCTTACAGAAGTATTAATAAAAAAGAAGTATTTATATTTATCAATATGTATATTTTTTAGTGCTTCACCATACGCACTAAAGTCATAACCAATATTATCTCTATATATAATTTTAATATTTTTACTAGATGGAATATTAATGGTATTATTACCATTAATTATAAAAATATAATCAATATTTTCTTCAATTCCATTATTTAAAAAGTAAAGTAAATTATTTTTATAATCGTCATTTTTTTCAAAATAACAATATAATACTAATGTATTATTCATAATAATATATTAATTAATATATATATTAAATATAAATTTTTATAGAAAATATAACAAAAATAAAATATAATTATATAACTATAATATTTTTTAAATTCCATAATTTAAAAAATAACTGAAGAATTACATAATATTAGATTATGTTGAATTTATAAAAAGAGATGAAAAATTAAATTTGTAATAATTTATCTTTACTTTTATTAGGTTGATATATTTTAGCTTTATGAACCCAAAAAAAGAAACATGGTAATCTTTCTATTATAAACGGATGAAAAGTATAATATGGTCTAGAACAAATTTTAATTAATATTTCGGGATATTCTAATAATTTACCTGTATATTTTGAATTTTGGTTTAACATATTTTTTAGATCATTATTATTTTCCATAATATTAACAACTTTTTTATAAAAATCTATATATTTTAAAAGCCATTCTGGCTTTGCCATCCAATAATTATTATAAAATGCTGGTATTTTTAATGATAATATATCATTAATATTATAATTCATTAAAAGTAAAAGTTTTTCCCATATATTTATAAATGACGGATGATAATATTCTGATACAATTAATAAAGGATTATTATAATAATTATTAAAAGGTATTAAATCGTAGTTATGATATTTTTTTGCTAATAATTCAATATCAAATAATGCAACTTTTTTATAGGAATTATATGTTAAAATACCAACAAATTTTTTATTAATCCACTCATTTCTATTATTATCTAAATATAAAAATATATTACTTTCAAAATATTTTGAAGAATAAATTTTTCTTAATTTAGCCCATTTAAATTTTGAAAAATTTAATGCTAATTTATAAGATTCGTGATTATGATATAATATATATATTAATATATCACTTTCATTAGAATTCATAATATATATTAATAATATATTTATTTTTTTAATAAATATGTTGAAATACTATTTATTTCATTAATACTAATATTTCTATTAATTTTAAAAAAAATACTTTCATACGGATGTATTGATCTTCCAAAGCATGCATTAGTAAAATTAGGATCGCCATTTATTGATGAAAAATTAATATCATCTTTTAATAATCTATAATCTATATTTTGATATTCTGGAATAATACATGATATATTCCAATTGTTTTTTAGAATTAATTGTGACATTAATATTTCTTTAATCGCAATAAATTCAACATAGTTTTTATAATTTGTATCTTCGAATAAATTTTTAGATATTAAAAATGTTAAACATTCTCTATCCATTGCAAACATTTGTGATTGTACATGAGTATAAGGTTTTGTATATTTTGTTATTTTGTAAAATGTATTTGATTCATTAGAATTAGTATTTAATATATTAATTGTAGTACCAACTAGTTTAATATCATTTTTTAATAAATTAATAAATGGTTCGTACCATTTAATATTAATATATGTAGGGATAAATGGTCCTCTAACAGATGTATTAATAAAGAAATAGTAATTATATTTATTTATATCAACGGTATTTAAAGCAAAATTATATGCTCCAAAGTCATAATCTTCATTTTTTCTAAATATAACTTTAATATTATTTTGTTCTGGTATTTTTAATGATAAATTTTCATTAATTATAAATAAATAATCACATTCATCATATAATCCAAATTTTAAAAAAAATTCTAAATTGTTTTTATAAATATTGTTTTTTTCATAATAACAATATAAAATTAAAATATTATTCATTTTTTATATTTATATTGTTATTATCTTTTAAGTATTTTAATAATTATTAATTATTATTAGTTATAATATCTATAATTTGTTGATTATTTATTTTATTATAAATTTTATTAATAGTTACTTCTGATATATTTAAAGTACTAGATATTTTTTTTCTATTAATATCTAATTCATATATTGTACTAATTAATAAAATTATACCTGCTGCAATTGATATTGGTTGATGATTGCATACAATATCATCATTAGATAAATGATTGCAAATTTTAATAGAAATATCTACATATTTTCTTTCTAATCGTAATTTACCATGATAACTACTTATAAAATGCGCAGGATTAATAACATTAATATTTTTTAACAATGGTTCGTCATCTAATAATTCTTCAAGTTTAGCAATTCCTTTAGTAATATGTGTAACATCAATTTCAAAAATAGCAGCGACATCTTTTAATGATAAAGGTTGTTTTTGAATTTGAGCTCCATTAAATACACATGCAGCAATAATACTAATTCTATTTTTACCTCTAATAATTTGTTTTTTTCCTTGATTAATGCCATTTTTATGTTTTATTTCACTAATTTTTTTGTATAAATATTTAGCATTTTCTGCAACTGAATTACTAATATTATTAGATTTACATTTTTCATCTATAATTTTAATTACATCATTTCTACTTCTTTCGTCATAAGGTTGTTGATTCCAACTATGTAATGTTTTTATTTTATTATTACATTTACCAACAATAACAGTACTTAAAGAGGATTTTGGTAAAAAATAATTAGTAGGAGCACCATATCTAATACTACCTTCGTTTTTACTATCTTCATTATGGAACCATTCCGGGTTTTGATCAAAAACATGTTCATTTATAGTACCACATTCTTTACAAATTATATTTCCTTTATCACTTATTAATAAATCAGATTCACAAGAAATACATACAACTATTGTTGTTTGTTTTTCTTTACTTGTCTCATTAAATAAGCCCCATATATTATCATAGTCTTCACAAATATTATTCATATTTATGTTTTTAAGCTATTTATATAATAGATATATCTTTAAGTTATTTATCAAATAATATATAAATTCAATTTTTTAATATTTTAAAGGTTTAAAGAATTATAGAATAATAAGATAATATTATGGAATTAATAGTTTTTATAACTAGTATAATATTAGTATCTAATCAATATTATTATTTGTTTATATTATTTTTAACTTCTTTAACTGTTTTTGAGTGGACTATTGAAAATGATGATAAAATTTTTGAAGATAAATTTGCTTTAGTAGTTAAAAATACATGTTTATCAATTAATAGATATAATAATAAAATATGTAAATTATCAGTATATAATTATTTAAACAATAAATTTCTAGTTTTTATAAGTATTATAAAAAAATCAGTAAGTAATAAAATTAAAAAAATATATTATACTATTATATTTAATAATTTTCAAAACAATTATGATAAAATATTGATGTCTTGTTTAGGAAATATTAATAATTTTATAGAACCTCCTTTTAAAAATAAAGAAAAAAAAATAAATAATAATATAGATGAACAAATTAAAAAATATATATCTACTTTCAAAAAAACAGAATAATTAATTAAATTTTTAAATAATTTAATAAAACTATTTAAAAATATAATTATAATTAATATTAAAAAAATTGATTTTATAAGTCAATATATATAAAAGAATATATATAATATAATATAATGGATATTTCAGTTTCAAATAAAGATATTTGGAAACTTATAGATCTTTTATTTAATACAAAAAATGTATTATACAATATGCATTATTTATCCTATCAACAATTTATTGAAGACAATATAATCTCAGAATTAAATAAAAAATATGTAATTCATGAAAATATAATAGGAAAGCAAATTTATAGATATTCTTTAAAATTTGATAATATTATGTTAAAAGCTCCATCTGATGATTTTGATTATGAAACTATTTTCCCAAATGATGCAAGAATTAGACATATTAATTATAGTAGTAAATTAATAGTTGATATTAAACAAATTCAAGAGATAGTAAATTTAGAAACAAATACAATTGATGAAAAAGTATTATATCATGAGAAAAAAATTAATATTGGCGCAATACCAATTATGGTACGTTCAAAATATTGTACAACAAATATTAAAAATGATACTCCTAATTTAGAATGTATATATGATCCGGGATGTTATTTCATAATAAAAGGATTAGAAAAAGTTGTTGTTTCACATGAAAGAATTTGTGAAAATAAAGAGTTAATTTTTCCAAAAAAAGATATTAATTATCCAGATGGTATAATGTATAGTGTACAAGTAAATTCAAAATACCCAGATAATACAAATATAAATATTACATCAATTAAAATGTTAAAAGATAAATCAATTGTATTAACAATGCCACATTTATCTGAAATTCCTATATTTATAATTTTTAGAGTATTAGGTTTTGAAACAGATCAAGATATTATTAATTTTATTGTTTATGATAATACTGATATTAACATGATTAATATGATTAAACCATCATTAAATAATAGTTTATTAGAAATATATAAAGATGATAATGGAAATGATCATTTAATTATGACAAAAGAAGATGCAGAAAACTATTTAATACAAAAAATGAAAACATCAAGAAGATATAATGAAACAGATTCAGAAATTAGACATATGCAAAAAAAAGAACATTTATTAAGTATTTTAGAGAATGATCTATTTTCACATATGGAAAAAGGATTTATTGAAAAAGGTTATTATCTAGGTATGATGTGTAATAAACTTTTACAATGTATTTTAAAAAGAATTGATCCAGACGATCGTGATAATTTTATTAATAAAAGAATAGATTTACCAGGTGCTTTAATGTCTAGATTATTTGAACAATATTTAAAAAAAATGATTAACGAATGTTCAAAAAATTTTAAAAAACGGATGGGTGGATTAACTACAGATATTAATCCTAGTAATATTATTGGTTTAATTAAATCAATGACTATTGAACAAGGGTTTACTACTGCTTTAGCGACTGGTAATTGGGGATCTAGTAAAAAGAAAGGTGTTGCACAACCACTACATCGTCATAATTATTTAAATGCAATCTCATATTTTAGAAGAATTATTACTCCATCGCCAGATGCAACAACTAATAAAATGGATAAAATGCGCCATATTCATAGTGGTCAATATGGATTTATTGATCCAGTAGAATCTCCCGATGGAGAAAAGATTGGTATTCAAAAACACTTAGCATTATCTGCAAGTGTTACTATTAATTGTAAAGAACAGCCAAAAATAATAAAAGACTTATTAGATGATAATTCCGAATTATTTATATATCTTACAGATGTACCACATTTTAAAATTAAAATACTTACTAAAGTATTCATTAGTGGGCAATGGTATGGTATGACAGAAAAACCAATTCAACTTATAGAATATTTAAGAAATATGAGATCTAAAGGAGTAATAGATAAAATGGTTGGTATTGTTCATAATTATAAAATGAAAGAGATTAGAATAAATACAGACGGAGGAAGATTATTCCGACCTTTATTAAAAGTAAAAAATAATAAATTATTATTAACTAAAGAGATGTTAGATAAAATTAATTTAGATAATACTATTAATTCTGACAAAATTTCAACTTGGAATGATTTTATTTCTAAATATAATGAAGTAATTGAATATATTGATTGTGAAGAATCAGAGAATCTAATGATTGCTATGACAACAGATATTTTAAATGAAGAAAGAAAAAAAATGTTAAACAAAATTGCTAATGATAATAATAATAATAGCTTTGCTATAAATAGATATGCAAATGTTTATCGTAAATTTACACATTGTGAATTAAATCCTGCAATGATGTTAGGATCTGTATCATCAAATATTCCATTTCCAGAACATAATCTGTCACCAAGAAATATTTTTAGTTTTTCTCAGTCTAGGCAAGCTATGGGAACTCATGTTAGTAGTTTACGCCATCGAATTGATCTTACATATCAATTATTTCATCCTCAAATACCTCTTATACATACAAGAATCTCCAAATATACAAATATGTTAAATTTACCAAGTGGTGAAAATATAATTGTTGCTATTGCTTGTTACACTGGATATAATCAAGAAGATTCAATTATTATTAATAAATCTTCTATTGATAGAGGATTATTGAGAGCATCGTATTTTACTAAATATCATGATGTTATACAAAAAAATCCTTCAACATCTAGAGATGATATTTTTATGAAACCAGACCCTAATCAAACTTTAGGTATTCAATATGGAAATTATGATAAACTTAATGATAAAGGATATATTGAAGAAGAAACTAAAATTGATTCTGGAGATTTTATTATTGGTAAAGTAACACAAATTCAGCCAGATAAAAACAATAAAATATATAAAGATAGCAGTACAAAAAGTAAAGTAGCAGGTGTAGTTGATAAAGTGTATACTGGTATTTATAATAGTGATAATTTTGAGATGTATAATGTTAAAATTAGATCAGAAAGAATTCCAAGAGTAGGTGATAAATTATGCATGTTAGGAGATCATGAAGTATTAACTAATAAAGGATGGGTTAAGTTTGATGATCTTCATCAAAGATATCATAATAAAGAAAAATTTACAATTGCTACTTTACACGAAGGACAATATATTAAATATGATACTCCTATTGATGTTTATGAATGGGATTTTGATGGCGATATGTATAAATTAACTTCTCAACAAGTTGAATTTTGTGTTACTATGGATCATGAAATGTGGGCTAAAAAAAGAGATCATAAATTATTTGAATTAATTAAAGTAAAAGATTTATTTGGTAAAAGATACAATCTTAAAAAAAATGGTATTATTGATATTCCTGATATTAAAACAATTGATATTAATGGTAAAATATTAAAAATGGACGATTTTCTTGACTTCTTAGGAATATATATTACAATTAATCCTGAAAAAACTAGTAAAGAAATAAAAATTCAAGATATATGTAATAAAATGGGTCTTGAATATACAGAATTATATAAATGGTTAAATGAATATAATTCAAATAAATATATTCCAGATTTTGTGTTTGAGTTAAATTCAAGACAGACTAAAATTTTATTATCAAGTTTATTATCATGTGATAAAAATTCAAATACACAAAGTTATTATACAACATCTAATAAATTAGCTGATGATATTATGAGATTAGCTATTCATGCTGGATGGAGTGCAAAAATTAGTACTAAAAATGATAGTTCTATAAAAACAAAATGTATTTTAATTAATAAATGTAAAAATGAACCTCAAGTTAATCATAGCCATAAAAATTCTCAAAATGCACAATTTGAGGAAATATTTTATCATAAAGGTAAAGTATATTGTTTAGAAATTCCTTCGCATGTATTTATGATTAGATATAATAATAAAAATGTATGGAGTGGTAATTGCAGTCGTCATGGACAAAAAGGAAGTATTGGCATTTCTCTTCCTTCCGAAGATATGCCATTTACTAAAGATGGTGTTCAACCAGATATTATTATTAATCCTTGCTGTTTTACAGGAGAAACATTAATTTCTATGACTAATGGATTATCTAAGAAGATTAACAGTTTCAGTAGCCAAGGATTAGAAAAGGTATTGACATTTAATGATAAGACTGGATTCATTCCATCATTCTCATTAGGACTTGAAAATAGAAGTCTTAAAGATACTGTCGAGATTACAATGTATGATGGAAGAACAATTACTTGCACTCCAGATCATAAGATTAAAGTTAAAACATTAAATGGTTTTGAATACAAGGAAGCTAAAGATATTAAAATTAATGAAGATAACGTTATTATGGGTATTGAATATACAGAAGATAAAGTATATGATGATGAAAAAGATTGGTCATTAAAAGTAGGCGAGTATGAATTTAATTTTAATGATAATTTTAATAGAGAAAGATCATTGGCATTTGCTAGAGTACTAGGGTATTTGAGCACTGATGGAACTATTTCTAAAGATAAACGAGATGATAATACATATGTTGGACGTATTAATATGGGTCATATATTTGATGCTGAAGGTATTGTAAATGATATTGAAATTATTACTAATAAATCTCCAAAAATATCACAAGATCATTTAACATATAATATTAATATTCCAAGTATATTAATTAAATCAATTGTACAATTAGAAGGTTTGATGGTTGGTAGAAGAACAACACAAGAAGCATCGTTACCTAAATTCTTATTACAAGAAAATTGTCCTAAAGCAATTATTAGAGAGTTTTTAGGATCATTTTTTGGTGGTGATGGTCATGCTCCTTATCTATGTGATAATAAATTTTCAACAGTAAGACTTTCGCAGTCTATTGTTGTTAAATATAAAAAATCATTAGAAGCTAAAATGAATAATATTATACAATTAATGAATAAATTAGACGTTAAAGGTAAAATGATTAGAACTAGAGATTGTCATAAAAAAACAGAGTTATATCAGAATGAACCTAGATTGCAATGTGAAATTGGTGTAGAATCTAATATTGAATTTTTAAAGAATATTGGATTAAGACACTGTTTAGAAAAATCAGCTAGATTAACTATTGCTATTTCATACGAAAGGTTTTATAATAATGTATTAAAACAAACACAAAATTTATTAAATAAGATTGATGATATATTTAATAATGAAAAAATACAGATTAAAGAATCATTAGAAAAAGCAAGAAATGAATTATATTCAACAGATAAACCATTAGATTCATTTTACTCTACATTAGATTTAACATATGTTAATAATAAAAGAAGACAAGATAGAAAAGATAAACCAATTGTATTTAAACATGATAGGTTTTACACAGCTGAAGAATATATTAAACAACTTGGTTGTGAAGAATGGTTCTCACGTCAAGAAGATGGTAAGATGAATTATATTGTAAAAAGAGAGAATAATTACATACCATATTTTACAATGAAAGTTAATAATATTAAGGATGTTGGACAAAATGAAGTATATGATATTGGAGTATCTACATATAATAACTTTATTGCAGAAGGGTTATCTGTTTCAAACTGTATACCGTCGAGAATGACAGTTGGTCAGTTATTTGAGTGTGTTCTTGGTAAAGCATCAGCTTTATCAGGTCATTTTTCGGATGCTACTCCTTTTGATAATGTTGATATAGAAGAGGCTAAAAAAGTATTAAAAGAATATGGATTTGAAGAACATGGTAATGAAACACTTTATTGTGGTTTTACTGGTAAAAAGATGGAATCACAAATCTTTATTGGACCTACATATTACTTCAGATTAAAGCATATGGTGTTAGATAAGATTCATTGTTTAACAGCAGAACATGAAGTTTTTACTGAAAATGGATGGAAGTTTATAGCTGATATAAAATTAGATGATAAAGTAGCTATTTTAAAGAACGATAAACTAGTATATGAAAATCCTATTGAAGTTCATCATTACCCTGATTATAAAGGTAAAATGTATAGAGTTAAAAATCAAAATATTGATCTTGAAGTAACTGCTAATCATAGGATGTATGTTAAAATAAATAATAATTATATATTAGAAAAAGCAGAGAATATTGTTGGTAAAAAAGTATTATATAAAAATCATGAGAATAAAGACATTATCGTCAATAATGGAATTATTGAAGATGAATTATATGATTATGAAGGCGCAGTATATTGTTTGACTGTATCCTCTGAAATATTTTTGGTAAGAAAGAATGGTAAGCCAGTATGGACCGGTAATTCAAGATCTAGAGGTCCAACAGCTATATTAACAAGACAACCTACTGAAGGAAGAGCTAGAGAAGGTGGTCTTAGATTTGGCGAAATGGAACGTGATGCTATGATATCTCACGGTCTAAGTCAATTCCTTAAAGAAAGATTTATGGAAACATCTGATTCTTATACTGTCCATATTTGTGATAATTGTGGATTATTTGCCAGAAAAGTGATAGATAGTAATCATTATATTTGTGACAGTTGTAAAGAAACAAAGAAAATTTCTATTGTTGCACTTCCTTATGCATTTAAATTAATGGTTCAAGAATTACTAGCTATTAATATTATGCCAAGATTAAAAGCATCATA